ACCATTGGAGGATTCATTAGTGTATTGTCTCATCAGAATAGTTGTGTATTTGTAGCTGACTTTCTAATTGATCTAGATAGTCCATCATATCTTCTTCCTCGCATACGATCTCTAGATAGATCTTAGCAGATATAAGTTTGGCTATAGCTTGAGCCATCTTGATAGGACAGTCTAAGTTAGACTTGACAGAATCTACTAGCTTATCAATATCTAAGTTTTGTAAGTATAGATCTGATTTGGAAAGTGCTTTAATATCAGACATTTAGATACACCTCTGGTTATTCTAATTAATGTTGTAAGTTATGGGAAATCATAAGTCAAGAGATTTCTTGTATAGTATCTGTGCGTAGATACCAGGTTCAAGACTTCGTTCATTCCAGAATCTTCTTTCTCCATAGTGATGGAGTATATGATGACAGGTTGGACACAAAGGTACACACCATTCATCTGATGACTTCATCCCCATACCCATAGGTTGTATATGAGTAAGGTGATGAGCGCAAATATCTAGGTCGGTCTTACATACACAGCAAGGATTGTCTCGTACATTCTTAAGATGCTTAGCGTTTCTTATTGCCACGTATAGTATTTCCTTTATCTTTTAGACCATAGAAGATAGCAGTTTCATCTAAGGCTTCTCTAAATCTACGACCACCATAAGACTTTGGAAACCTATATGCTTCATTCATCTGTCGTATAGTGTGTCCAAAACCACATACATATTCTAATAGATCATATGCTTTTTGTCCAATGATACCATGTAAACGATTAAGTTCATCCATAGCATCTAGCTTGTGATCACCGATAGAAGTGTTAAGTGAGTTGTCTACCTTTACACCTATCTCAGGTTTAGATATTAGTTGTGAGGTTTCCCACTTACGTCTGAAGATAGAACCAGCAGTATATTGTAAAGCATCAATCTGTTTACGATGATACATAGTCTCAATAGATGACTCTCTTATGTTACGAATACTAGCAGGTTTGTTTTTATTTGGTTGGTGAATTACGATTTCTCTGTTATAAGATATGATAGTATCATCAGACATAAATAAAAAATAAGTTATTCGAGAAAGGAATGCAATGAAAATAAATGATTATAGACATAGTGCAAGTAAAGGTAATGACTGGTACAATAACCCATCACAGTGGATCTATCGACATCTACTTGGTAATAGATCAGAAACTACACCACGTATGGGTATGGGTAACTCAGCAGAATTTGGTTGTGCAATCAGTCTGTTCTTTGATAAACCAGATGCTGATGTAGTTGAACATTCTACGCAACATATGGTAAGACAGTTTGATGGCGAATGGTTTGATGAAACAGACAAGGTTGGTGCTATATCACTTAATCTAGCTCAAGGTATTAAGGAACAGTTTCCAGATGCAGGTAAGCCACATCTATTTCAAAGTTACAAACGACATAAACTACCACAGCTAGAGTTTCCTATCACTACAGTAACAGACTTTGAATATGAAAATATGATTGTAGATACCAAGGCTACACTTGCAGTACCTACAGCTCCAAGAGATGATCATGTTAGACAACAATCACTATACTCTGTGCTGTTAAATAAACCAGCAACACTAGTCTACGCTTCACATAAGAAGTTTAGAGTCTTTGAATTATCAGAAGAAATGATTAGGGATAATTACGAAACTATGATAAATTCATTTGAATCTTTAGAAACCTTTATGGCTAATGTACCTAATACTGAAACAGCTATGAAGATGATACCTCTCAACACAGATGGATTCAAGTGGGGTGAGGAGGATCGTAACAATGCGAAAACGCTTTGGAACAACTAAAGGAATTATAAAACTAGAATCAACACAAATAGCAAGGAGAATACAAATGCAAACAAATGAATCAATCGGTACAGTAGATTATATCTCTGCACCAAAGCCAGGCAAAGACCAATGGTTTATGCCAGTAGTATTAGAGGGTAGTGGAACTAAAATAAAGTTCTATTGTAAGTTTGATCCTCAAGTAGCAGTAGGCGATAGAGTCATGGTGTCTTATGGACAAGAGCGTAATGGTAATGCTACTGCATTCAAGGTAACTAGACCTGATGTAGATATCAACCAAGATGTTCAACCTACTGGTGGAGCGAAAGCGACACCAAACAAATCATCTGCACTACCACAAGATATGATAGCTGTTGGATTGGCTGGTCGAATCACCGAAGTAGTTATGACACTACATCACGAGAAAGGTGTACAAATGAAAGATCCAGCAAAAGAGATTGCTAAGTGGATTAAGATAGGTCAAGACGCATACAACAAAGCAACAACTAATGTAGTGGATGAAATCAAAGATGCATTTCCTGGTGCTACAGTAGATGATGATATTGATGACGAGGTACCATTTTAGAAAGGATAAACTATGACAATTATAACTCGTGAGGGTATGGAGAAAGCACTCCAACAAAATTACGATAATGAAGATACCGAAGCAGAACATATAGCACAAGCTGCATATGTTAAAGAGTATCTTAGAACTATACTGGCTGAACAAGTATTCAAAGCTCCGTCTGATTTATCAGGTGCAATGAAAGAACATTGGGCTAGACAGACTGACGAATACAAACAACATCTATTAGCTATGAAACAATCTATCTTTAGTAAAGAGAAAGATAACTTTCGTAGAAAAGATAATGATATGTATTGTTCTCAGTTTCAATCATTAACTAAAGCAGGTGCAATATGACCGATCCTTTAGTTGATAAGGTATGTGATAAGATGAAACGTAGAGCTGCAGAAGGTATAGAAAAGTATGGTGATACTATGCGTACTGCTAATAAACCTTTTATACAATGGATAGATGATGCTCAAGAAGAAGCAATGGACTTTATTGTATACCTAGAAAAAATTAAAGAAGGACTAGAATGATCTATGATACCAGAGCAGAACTTATGGGTAGCGGTTGTAGCTACAGCAATACAAGAAGCATTAAAGAATCCTACTCATATAACTCGCAAAGGTGTCGAAAAGAAACATATAGATTATCATCACATACTTAATGCTAGAGAATGGCTTAGTAGTAATAGTGATGACTTCAGACATACTTGTCATCTTGCAGGATTAGAACCTGAATACGTACAACGTAAATGGACTATGCTTCAGCAAGGTGGTTTAGATGCAAAGAAATATTTTACAGATAGAACTTACTAGTCAATAATCTTATCACAATGTTTAGTACCTACAGCATCTATAGTCATAGAGCATTGTTCTAGTGTACAAGTATATTGTACTTGATTACCTGAATTACGTTCAGCTATACGCTTTGCAGATAGACATGTACTTAAACTATCTTGGTGATACCACCCCTCGATAGACTTGTTACCACCATCATATACATATAGAGATAGAATGATTACAGTCTCAATGATTCCCATTTTTTCTTTCCTCTAAATCTATAATACGATCTTCATGAAATTGTATAATCATATCATTCTTTAATATTAATGGTATCTCAGCTTCCATTTGTTCTTTTAACTTTTCAACATTACCTGAAAGATATTCAACTAACATATAAAGTTCTTGAATTTGTGGACTAACCATATCACCTTTTGGTACACCATCTACAAAAGCATTGGCAGCTTCAATATCTTTTTCCATTAATTGTAAAGTTGTTTCGATAGAGTTAAGTCTTTCGACAATAGTAAAGTAACTCATTGTACCTATAGCAACTGCAGCTAGTATCGCTAAAAGATTTCTTGCAGGTAGAGATATCTGTGTAGAGTCAGATAGCTTCACACTTCTTCTCCATATCTGGACTCACAATAAAGTTCAAAACTTTTTAATTGATTAGGGTAGTCAATGATATGTTGTTTTAATAATTCTATTTTATTCTCATAGATAAATTTATGACAGCTCCAGTCATCATCAAACTGTTTTAGTTTATATTCTCTTTCGATTAAAGCATCTGTGCCATGGAACATTAACATTATTGTAATTACCCAATACATTATTTTTTACCAAAGAACTTGGTTGCACCTTTAATACCAAATGATGCAGATACAATTACACCTAGTGTATACTTGTACCAGTCTGGTGTCATAGCAAGAGCAGCAAAACCTCTTTCAACATACTCAACAGTAAAAGGAAGAAAGCACAAGAGTAGAGGAATGCTAAACAAAATAGTAAGGTATTCGTCTTTCCATGATTCCTTGCTTCCTTTAATAGCTTCCACATCCCAGTCTATTTCTCCTTTAATTTGTTGCTTAACAATTTCTGTTTCAGCTTCAATCTTTACTAACTTTTGTTTTGCTTTAGCTTTTTTAGTTTCAACATAACCACCAATAGCATCACTAGCCACTCCAATAAGCGGCTTGATTAACATTTGTAACATTTAAATATTCCTTATAATTGTAGATAGTTCTAGACAACGTGCTGGTGTTTGTTGATTCCAACGAGAGTCTTGCATTTGTAATGCTGCTTCAGCAAAGTCACATTCTCCAAGAGCTTTAAACATATTCTTAAATTTACCTACTCCAGCTTGTCCTAGTTGAAAACACATCTCTATTAATACACCATGTATTATAGACTTTTTACTGTCAGGTAACTCATTATATGCTTTGTTCTCTAAATGTTCTTGTATGAGGCTGTTTGACCCCTTTAAAGCTATATTAAAGTCCTTATCAAATAGCTCTTGCCAACCTGCCTCAGATGTGGGTAGATCTTCACCAGCTAATATCTTATGCCCCCAGCCTCCAGTAAGGAAGCCCAGGGTATCCTTATAAGGTTCTAATCGATAGCCCTCATGGGCTTTAATCCTAGCCTTAACTTCTTCCATTATGTAACAATAATAGCTATAATAACTAGTACTACTATACCAGCAATTATCTTTTTCTTTTTAGACATCTTGCTCCATGTATATTTTATAACTTCTTTTATATCGTTCATATTATTTCTCCAGGTAATAAGACTTAATCAATTCATCAATGACTAAACCTTGTATTGTTGTAGGCTCACCAGTACTTCTACGAGGTGCTGCTTTTGCCATGCGATCTAAAGATCTATCTAAATCTTTTCTTAATTGTAATCGTTCAGTAATATCATCAGATAGATCAATTAACATATCACTAAATGTAGTACCTTGTTTCATATCACTCCAGATACGTACTACTCTAGGCAACATATCTTTAGGATCATAACCTATGTTTACATAGAAATTATGATTATCCATAATATATTTTCTAGTTATTCCAGGTCGTCTATTGCTTTCAGGCTCATACATAATTGGCTCCTCAGGTAAGTTGGTTTGCTCCATTAAGTAATTGTCTTGCGAGATTAATTGCATCTTCGCTTGTGAGTCTGTTTTCTGCATAGATTCCCCTTGTTGAATTG